AGAATAACTTTCTACCATCACCTAATCTATCTTGTATCATTTTATGAAGAATCTTTCCATGTTTGGCTACAAATTGAAATAGAACCAAAGTATTACCATCTTGTTTCAATGCAAGATTAGTTATAAATTTATTTCTTCCTTCATGGGATACAAGAAAATCCATCTCTTCTTGATACTTCATACCACTATATATCTTTCTCAATTCTTCTGGATATTTCAATAGTAGACATTTGATATCAAGTTGAACTACCCGATTAGAATCCATCAACTGTCTAGTTGTAATTACACGATGAACTGGACCCATTATTCCTTCAAGTTGAAGTTGATTAACTTGAGAGTTATCTATTGTTCCAGTAGTTCCAATTCTATATTTAACATCAGTCATATTCTCAAACATACCTGTTAAAGAAGATGCTTTGGCAAGATGACATTCGTCTGAAAAGACCACATCGAATTGGTTACACCAGTCCTTCGATAATTTAAAGGTAGATTGCCAAGTTGTAATCAAAACATTAGATGTGAAATCTTTAGATAATCCAGAATATAATTTTTGACAATTATTAACAGTAGACCAACCATTACCAGTTGAATAGTCCTCAAAATCAGAATACAACTGTTCTACTAATGAAGTTGTCGGTACAATAATAATGCAAGTCAATCCTTTAGCAAGAAACCATCTTAATAAGGTATAGATTATCAGAGATTTACCAGATGCTGTCGGACTCAATAGGACTGTTCTACAATTATTCAGTGCTTTATGAATAGCATCTACTTGATAATCTCTTATCTCAATTGGATTACCTTTTGAACAAGGATTAATTACTTTAGCAAATCCTTCTACTTGTTTAGTTGTAATTCCCATATCATATTCTATATCATCAGCAATTTCCAACTCATAATCATTTCTTGAGGCAAATTCTTTTACATATTCTATGAGACCTGCGTATAGTTTTTTAGTTTGTAGGTTATAAAGTCTCGCCTTGCCATCCCAGATTTTAGCCTTAAACTTAGGCATAAATTTAGCACCAGGAACTGGAAAAGTAAAGAAGTCTGATAGTTCTTGTTCAGTGGATTTATCAGTAAAGATACGGACAAATGCCTCATCCATCTTTTCAACTTTTATTAGTGTCACTTAACCACCAGCCAAAAATGTCTTATATGAAATACAATTTCGGATAGACCAAGTTCTATCAGCAATAGATTTCAATATAGATTCTAAAAGATAAATTGTTGAAGTAAGATATTCAAGTTTAAGATCCATTGCTGTAATATCTGAATCACCTTTTAAAAATTCATCCATTTCATTCTTTAATGGTTTTGTATATTGCCACTGTTCCCAACCAAGTTCAATAAGTTCTTGTTTGGAAAGTTCGCCACGATAATATCTGAACTTATTTTTTCGGAGTGTATTATAATCTACTTTAGTTTTGCTATAACGTAATTTGGTATTCATCAATAATGAAATGTATTTTGCATGTAGTTTAGCAGTTTTTACTGATTCATTATCAAGATTATTTGAATCTATAGAAGAATCAATGTCCCATAAATTCTGGATTTCTTCAATTGTGGCCATAATAATCTCACTGGTTAAATAAATTTAAAATATGTATAATCGAAAATTGCGTTACAAGTTATATAGTTGACATCAGTAGAAGTTGAAACAAAAGACATATTACCTAATGAAATTGGAACTAAATCAACAAAGGTAATTGTTTTAATAGGTTTATTATTAGAACCTAAAATTTGTAATGTAGCATCAGAATGATTTTTTGATAATTTACTAAAACTTGTATTATCTTTATTTTGATAACTTATATATTGTTCATAAGATTCAGGAAACCCCATAGAAATCATCCAATCGCTTATACCAAGGTAATTTGCCATAGATTCATCGACAAGAAAATCTATAGAAAGTGATTCAAAAGTTAATAGATCACCTGACATTTGCATAGTAGAGAAAGGAGTATTAACAGAAATATTAGGTAAAGTTATAGATGGTAAAGAAACTTGTTGAGCAAAGTATGTAAGTTCTGGTAATTTTTGTATAGAGAATTGAAATCCATTAGGAGAAAGTGGATTAAGATTTGAAGGTATTGTACTCATAGTATATTCCTTAATTGGTTATATTACTATTTATAAGACATAAAAAAAGGGAGCCGAAGCTCCCTTTCATATTTTAATCCGAAGATTAATATTACATCAAGTTAGTAACAGCGACTTTTCTGTAATAGGTATTTGCGTTCAAAAACATCCCATTGGCATCAATATTGCTAGTAGAATAAGCTGCGAATGGGTTTGAAACCATACCGTAACGAGTTCTAAAACCAATTTTTGGTTGGAAAGTATTAGAATCTTGTGCTTTTACCATTTGTAAAGGAACATATGGGCAGTAGAAAATACCAGCATCAAATGCAGAAGTACCTTTATAACCAACTACAAAGTATTGAGCAGCTGAACTGTTAGCAGCATATGGATCAACATATACTTTATATTTGCCGTTTAATACACCAGCAAAAGTAGTAGAAGTATCATCAACAGTCAAGTTGTTAGACAAACCTGAAGAGTAATCAAGAACACCAGCCATTGCTAAAGCAGAAGCTACATCAGCAGAAGTGATGATGAAGTTACCACGGCCTCTACGAGTACGTTGACCGATTGCATTAGCTTCACGTTCAATTTGGAACATAAGACCTTTGAATTTTTCAACAGACCAACGACCATTAGAATCAACGTCAAGGTCAAATGTACCAGCAGTAGCAGTACCAACAACAGCACCAACTTCAGCAGACATATAAACACGACGAATTACTTCACGGTTGATTTCAGCAGTAATTTCTTGAGAAAGAATTGAACTCAATTCAGCAGCAGCATCTAAGCCATGAACAGCTTTAAGATCTTGTGCTAATTCATCAGAGTATTCTGCTTTCAATGCACGAGTTTGAGCAACAACTGAAGTTTTTTCAATTGAGAATGCCATTTGTGCCCAAGCATCATTACCTTCTTGAGTAACAGTTAAGTTACCAGTACCAGTGTTACCAGTATTAGCAGTACCACTTAAAGTAGCAGCAATAGTAGAAGGAGTAGTGCCAGAAGTAGCAGATGCATCACCATCAAACAAAGTTGATGCCAAAGCAGAACCAGAATAAGCAGTATTTGCTTCGTTAAATAACGCTTCTGCACCACCTTGAGTGCCGTAACGTGATTTCATAGCGAAGATCAAACCAGTTGGTTGAGTCATTGGTTGAACACCACAGATGTCGAATGCGATCATTTGTGGAATAGCTCTACGAACTAAAGAGATAAGAACAGGATCATAACCAGTTACACCACCAGTAGCAGAAGCACCAACAGTACCAATTTGGCCAGAACCAACACCATTTGTAGGAGATGCTTCGAACAAGTTAGAACTTTGGCTTGATTCACGGATATCTCTTTCTTGGTTTTCTAAAAGAACAGCAGTGATTTCTTTACGGTAATGATCTTTAATTGCAGGTAAAGCAGAATGTTCCAAAATTGGAGCCCATTTTGCTAATAAATCAGGACGAGTTGTCATTTGTATTTCCTTATTGTGTTATTTAATTCTATTAAAAGTTTCTAGATATCGAGCAACATTTGCATCGACATGTTTAGTTTCTTCGTTAAGTTGTACAGGTGAATCAGTTACAACAGATTCAACATGCGTTGATGGTTTTTTACCAAAATAATTTTCTTTAATGATTTGTAATTTAGATGCATAAGTTGTAGCATCTTCATAAACCAATTCTTCAGCAAGAGCAGTAAACTTCTCTACTTCAGTATCAGTCATATCAGAACAAAATTCACCAGTAACAGAGTCACGAGTCATTTCATTAAGTTCTTTCATCATTTGAACATTTTGTTCTAGTGATTCATCAAGTTTAGATTCAAGAAAATCAACTTGTTCTTGTAGTTCACCTACAATATCAAATCTTTCTTCAGGAACTTCAATATAATGTTCTTGGAACAAAGTTTTCAAACCGTCTACAAATCCTTCAAGGATATCAGATTTTAAACCATTTTCAATTGCAATCTCATTATCACTCATCCACTGCTCGACTACATAGCCAAGGTATCCATCAACTTTCTCAATAATTTCTTCTTTGTCAAGTTCAGCTTGTTCAACTAAACGCGCTTCGAATGCTTCTTCAAGAGTTGCTACTTCAGCATTAACTCTTGCCATAACTGCTGCTTCAAAAATTGTTGCAGCTTTTACTTTAAATTCTTCTGATAAATCTTCACCGAAAAGTAATGCATCAACGTCTTCTTGGACATTAAACTCTTCTTTCATTTTACCTAAACCTGTAGGTTTTGCTACTGCTCTTGTTGTTCTTTTATAAATACTATGGTCTGCACCTGATTGTTCACCAGCTTTGTGTAGAACCCAACCTACACCTTTAGGTCTAGTACCTACAGGAACTTTAACTTTTTCAACTGAATCTTCATCCAATTGTTCTTCGTCTAATTCTTCAACTTCTTCAGATTCCACTTCTTCTTCTTCTTCTACTTCAACTTCTTCTTCAGCAGTTTCTTCCATCATTTTTAATTTAGCAGATTCTTCAAGAAGGTCTGCAATTTTTTGTTCAATTGACATTTCGTATGTCTCCTATTAGATTATAATTATAAGTATTTATATTATTTAATATTGTTTAAGAAATATTTGAAATAACCTAATTGAGATTCAGTTATTGCCTTCATATTCTTGTTCCGTAGTTCCTGTTGAATTTGTTCTGCTAACACCCAAGAATTGGTTGAAGCATTGAAAACCCATTCCGCACCTTCCATTATGCCATTAACCCAACAATCAATTCCACTTGGTTCATG